CCTACTGCTGTTCCTAGTGCTCTAATACGTGCTTGAATGTCTGCCGCTGAACTGTTACCGTCCATGATAACACAAATTTCACCTGATGCATCATTCTTTACAAAGTACATTAACGGGCTAATTTCCTTCATAATCATTTCTGCCGCTTCATCAACAGCATCATCTTCAGCTCTTAAATCAACATCTGTATTACCAGCAACTTGTACTGTAATTAAATATGCTTTTACGTTGTGTGAGTATAGTGTTCCTGCTGTAACGCCTAACCCTACTACTCTTGTTACTCCAGCCATCTATATCTCCTTAGTGATTACCGCAACTACTTGCGTATAGTTTTTCAAACTTTTCTTTTCCGCAACCAAATTTAGAATCTACTTTTTTAAGCATTTCATTTTTTGAACATCCACTTGCGTCAAGTCGTTTCATTTCTTTTTTACAGCCAGCTTCGTCGAAACTATCTGTTGCTTCGCCAAACTTTTCAGCAAACTTAGCTTTTAATTCTTCTCTAATTTTATCTTCTAGTGCCATTGGATTATCTCCGCCTGCTACTTTTGGATAAGATTTCTTAGGACCGTTTAGTCCTCCTGACAAATCCTTTGTCATGTACTTTGTGTCTTGGTATTTCTCATCTGGACTATTTGAATAGTCTGACTCATCTTCTCCACATGGCTCATCTGGCATTGGAAGTTTCTTTGGCATATCCGCCATGTCACCTTTTGGCATGTCGTCCATGTCTGGTCTGTCTAGTCCTTTGATAGCCGCCATTGACTTCTCAATGTCACCACGCATACCTAAGTCTGGTCCCATATCTTCTGGCTCTGGTTTAAAACCGTAGCCCATGTCGCCTGTTGGAGCAATTGGATTAATATCTTTATCACCTAATACTTTAAATAGCTCACCTACTTCTTGTGGACTATCACCTGTTAGTGAAATGTTCATTGATGCCGCTTCGTTAAGTGCGTCAATTGATTTATAAATGTCTTCTAGTTTCATGTTATTTGCTCCCAATTGGACTAGTGGTTTCGGGCATTCCCATGTCCTTAATTTGATCTTTGTTTGCTATAGTATCAATAGCACCAATTGGGCTATTCTCTCTTTCACTACGTGCTTTTTCTAGTTCTGCTAGTAAGCCCATAATTCTTTCTCCGCCGACTTCTGCGTGTACTTGTGGATCCGATTCTGGTAAGTCGCCACCCAAATTTGGCTCATATATTTTATTGTATTCTGTATCTTGATATTGCTCTTGTGGTGCACCTTCAGTTCTTACAATAATATATGCTTCATCAATTGCACATGTTTGTGAAAGGTATTGTGCAACTACTGGAGGAATAGTAGGGTAAGCTAATTCTACATCGTAGTAGGTAACTTCCATGTTTTGTAACTGTGGAAAATCTAATGGACGTTCAACAATAGGAGTTTTCTTTCCTGCTGTCATGTTCATAACACCAAACTTCTGTAGTGCAGTTTCCATAGTATCTACACAACCTTCTGGTAGATCCCCGGCTAAGCCGATTTTAAATTTGTATGTTTTCTTTGACTCAGTCAAATATTCTGCAAAAGTTTTCATATCATTTCCCTTATACATTATTTATCCATGTTCTTCAATTTTTCAAGCAAACTATTACGGTCAGTTACTACGTAACCTTCGCCATTAACTAGTCCAGAGTCTTCATATCCACTGTCCTTGTCCATTTTTTCTTTTTTAAGTTGAAGATCAATCATTTTTAATTTTTTATCTAGTTTCGCAACTTTGGCATCGAGAGCCGTTTTAAGCATTCCTCCAGCCACTTCAAATACTCTGCCACTATACCTTGCCTCCACGTTCATGCCCAAGTCCATAAGATCATCGTATGCACTAGTAGCCTTCATTGCAATGTCGTTAAGCTCTTGATCTGCTAACTCGCCCAAGCCTTTTACAGCTGGCAATGCCGCAGTAATTTTATCCAATTCTGAAATAGTTCTAAAGTCTTCTTGTGGGCTAGACTTAACTACTTCGTTAGATTTTTGTTGCTCTGCCTTAATAATCTCTTGACTATCTGGTAAATTGAGTAACTCTTCTAATTTTTTAGTCATTGCTGTTATCCATTATATGCTACTATTATTTATCCTATTTCCTCTTGCCCTGATGGAAAATGTCTTTTTCGGTAATAACTCTAAAGAAAATTCGTTTTTGTTTACACCATGCTCTAGCGGCTTCCCACTTAGCTATATTTTGGATATACTGTGCTTGACGCCATTTATCACGGCCAACATTTTCTTTTACTGTTTGGTTGTCAGGTTTAACTTCAATAAGTTCTACATGAGGTTTACCATTTCTATCAGCATATTCTATTAAAAAATCTGGTACGTAAACTGTGTGCTTACCAGTTAATGGATTCTTATATGGTATCTTAACACTTTCACTTGCCCACTTAGTTACCGCAGGACTCTCATCGCAGAATTTCATAAATGCAAATTCCCAACTTGATCGATAAAGAGGAGTTTTGTTACCTAAGTATTTTTCTGGATATTTTAATGTAAAGCGGCCTTGAGCAAACTTACCCATAGAACTATACCACTATGTTTCTAGTTTCTAATTTATTAGTTGCTTGATCAACTTTGTAACCTAGAGTACTAATTTTTGATCTGTTGTAGTTTAGAATCTCTGTAATAACCGTGCTTAGTTGTACATCGTCAAATCCACCTAGTGTATCTAACAATTCAAATATTTTTACATCGTCCATCTTTGCTTGTTGCATAACGATAGTTGCAATACTATTTGCACTTATTTCATCAAAGCCTCGTTTAGCAAAGAACGCAACAGTAGCGTCAACTTCATTACTAGCAAACTCAAACGGTTCTGTGTAGTACTGATTAAAAAACTGTTTTACCTTAGTAGCACTATCGCCACCAGCGGCAGGTAAGTTACCGTATAAGTTTGTCGGTGTACTTAACTTGTCAGTTGATGTATTGTCGCCCATATTATTCCTTTACGTCGAGATTATATTTGTACTATTACCATTAGCAGTTGATATAGCCTGCTGACGTTGACCTGCTTTTTGTATACTTGACAACGCGGCGTATGCTGTATTTATAGCGTCAGGAGTTGGAACTCCGCCATTATTGATGTGGTTTTTCTTAAATGCTCCAGCTTTAGCTAACGAGTCTGCCGCACCTGCATTACTAGTCAAGAAGTTTGTAACACTAGATAAAGGGTTACCAATTTTGCCAGTGGCCATTCCTGCAAACGCTGTTAATCCTGCAACTGTTGCTACAGTACTACCTAGTCCGCCAAAGCCACTTGACTTAGGAAATGCAAGGTTTGCTACTCCACTAACATCAATGCCTGCGGCTTTACCAATTTGATCTTTAAGAATTCCAAACCCTTCTTGTTTTAATCCATCTCTACCTAAGGCTTTAGCATTTTGTGTAATGCTAGTTGCTTTTAATACTGTTCCTAAGAAACTTGCAGGACTGCTAAATGCCGCGCCACTACTAATGTCTCCAAATATACTAGACGCACCTTCTGCAATTCCGCCAACGCCAAACACACTCGATGTTCCGCCACCTGCTAATGAATTAGGACTTGGTGTTTGGTCATAATGTCCACTAGCACTACCAAACGACTTAGGTGAAATACCATCTTTAACTGGACCTCTTGAATACCAAACTGTGTCGTATTGTAATGTCATTGAGTTTTGTACACTATCACTCGAACTGTTGTCCATAGTATCGTGTTCCCAACCACTAATAATAGGATTAACTAATGTGAAACAGGTATATCTTTTTCTTGACATTTGATAAATTTGAATACTTTCAAAAAAGTTTTTAAAACTATCGTTGTCCATGCCGTATCTAAACTTATTTGCTTCTTCTGTTCCTAGCCAGTTGCCTCTATTATATGCCGCATTTGATGTATTAGGATTATTACTGCCGTCTACACTTGCATAGTTTCCATCTTTAAAATAATATCTGTAATATGCTTCCCACAAAGCAGTAGTCTGCCCGTAGTTGTCATCATGGAATGTAACATTGATTGGATCGTAATCTAATCGTGTTTGTAAATTTCGTTTTCTATTGTACTGATGCTTTAGTGTAGTTGCAATTTGATACTTTGGTAAGTCAACTTGCTTAACAAGCATATTAATTTCTTGTGTTTTTAGTTGCGGGATTAATTGTACTGCATCTGCATTTAAGTTAAAACTTACATGATACAGAAACTTTGACTTAGGAGTTAACCTATGTGCATCATCAACATATAATCTAGCGGCATGTGCCGCGTCTGCTAAGTTACCTTTGGGACTTAATGCACCCGTTAGTAAGTTGTCTAAAAATCCGTTAAGTCTATTCGCCATACTTAATCTCCTATGCTAATATTTATCCAATGTAATTAAGTGCATAGATAAAAAAAAGGATGCCTAATTAAAGACACCCTTTTTATATACTTCAGGAAATATTAGTTGTTATTAACTAGCGCCGCCGCCAGTAATAGCTGTGTTAACTGTACGTCCTACTGCTGTTCCAATTCCTGTACCTTGTGGGCTTTGGATAGCATTGTCATATCTGATTGCTAGTGCAACAGTAACTGGATCGTTAGTAGAGTAAGACAAGCTGTTATAGTTTGCTGACTCTAAGTAACAGCCATACAATTCAAATGTCTCTAGTACACTTGCTGTATTAGCACCGTTACCACCGTCTAGTATTTCAATTCTAGTAACAAATTTGTAATCGCTACCTGACGCCGCCGAACTTTGTTCGAAGAAGTCGAATTGTTTCTGTAGTTGCTCGCCTACAAGTTTCTGTACGTTGTTACTAACATCTTCACGTAAGTTAAGTGTAATTGGTTCCCAAGTGTGTTTACCTGCTAGGTATACACGTGAGTTATACACGTCTACTGTGATTTGTTCGAAACTAACGTTAGGTCTTGTTACGTCTACAACCTGTTTTGTAAGTTCTGTTGTTGGTGTTGATACTCCAAAATTTTCAAGACTCACTCTAAAGCGGTATTGTAGTTTCGGCATCAACAAACCTTGGTTACTAGCGGATGAGCTAGAATCCAAAGGTACTGTAATTTTGCTTAGTGTTGAAATTGCCATTATAATATCTCCTGCTTATAAGTATTTATCATATTAGAGTCCTGCTATTTCACCAGTGTTTTTAAGTCTCAATGGAATGTAAATAAACTCCACTGCTTTCACTGGTTCAATTGCTATATCCAAGTAAAGTTCATTTCTATCAATCCTTGTTGGCGTGTTATTACTTTCGTCACACACAACTAAGAAGTCATATAATGCTCTTTGCCCAACTAGTTCTAATAGTAAACTATCTGCTTGTGCTTTAATCTCATCACGTGTAATCTTATCATTTGGCTCAAAGATATAAGGCTTAGCAAGTTTGTTAAATTGTGAACGTAAGTAAATCACTAGTCTTGCAACGTTGATTCTGTCCAAAGAACTTGCATTTTTTGCACGAGTCTTTTGACCAAAGTTAACAAGTCCTGCGCCACTTAAGAACGTTACAGGGTTAATAGCATTACTGTATAATGTATCACGCTGTCCTTCGTTAAGTGCTACACTCTGGAATTCACCTTCGCTAGTAATGTAACCTGCACTTGATGCGTTAGTAATTCCACCACGTCTTGTTCCTGCTGGAGCAAACCATGGAAAGCTAACTTGATCGCTTAGTGCCATTGTGCGTAAGATACCATGTGAAGCTGGAACAACTACGTTGTTACCTGCGTTATCACTTGTGAATAAACTTGGATAAAACACACCTAAGTATTCATCATATGTAACTAATCCATCATCGTTATCTTCTACTGCAAGGTTTACGTTAGTTGCATACTCGTTTAATGAAGTTGCATCTGGTGTTAATCTAAATGGTAAGTCACCTACAACAAACGCACTAATGCCTCTATCATAGTTAAGTGTTTTCATTTCACCAATTAGCTCTGAGTAACCTGGGCAAGCCATTAAGTTAAAGATTCTTGAATTATCATCTCTAATATCAGCATTGCTGTTAACCATTGCTTGTAACGCTTGTACTACAACTTTACGTTGAGCTTTACGTCCAAAGCTACCTGCACCATTTGCTTGGTTAGCTGATTCAGTAACCCATCTGTTA